CCGCGCCGAGATCCGGCGCCTGCAGGCCGAGCTGGCCCGGCATCGCTTCCACATCACGGTCGACATCGACCGCCGGGCCACCGACCAGATCCAGCGCACCCTCAACGGCATCGGCAACGCGGCCGGTGGCGGAGGAGGCGGCCTGGGAGGGGGTGGCCTGGCGCTGCTGCCCGGCCGGATCGCCGCCATCGCGACAGCCGCATCGTCCGCGCTGCCGTCGGTCGCCTCCCTCGTCGGCTCCCTCGCCCAGATGGCGCCCGCAGCCGCGCTCGCCGCGCCCGCGCTGCTCGCCCTGACCGCCGCAGGCGCCGCTCTCGCGATCGGCGCCAAGGGCGTCGGCGAGGCACTGAAGAACGCGTTCGACCCGGAGAACGCCGAGAAGTACCAGAAGGCGCTCGCCAAACTGTCCCCCAACGCACGGTCGTTCGTGGAGGCGCTCAAGGGGGCGGCGCCGCAGTTCAAGGAGTTCCGCAAGGCCGTCCAGGAACGGCTGTTCGAGGGCCTGAGCAAGCAGATCACATCGGCGGGCAAGGCCGCCCTGCCCGTGTTCCAGCGCGGCCTGGTCGGTACGGCCGGTGCGCTGAACAGCATGGCCGCCGGGGTCACCCGGGTCGTCACGCAGCTGGCCGACAGCGGCCAGCTGGGCAAGGCCATCAAGGGTGCGAACACCGGCCTGACCAACCTGCGGAAGATCCCCGGCCAGTTCGTTGCCGGATTGGTGAGGATCGGCGCCGCCGCAGCACCGGCCTTCGACCGGCTGACGGACAAGGCCGGTGATGCGGCCACCCGCATCACCGACAAGATCGCCAAGGGCCTGGAATCCGGCGCGCTGACGGACAGCATCAACCAGGCCGTTGACCTCCTCGGCGACCTGTTCGATGTCCTCGGCAACCTCGGCACGATCTTCAAGAACGTGTTCGCGCCCGCCGCCGAGGCGGGCGGCGGCTTCCTCGGGATCCTGCAGGAAGTCACCGGCGAGCTGGCCAAGGTCACCGCGACGAAGGGTGTGCAGGACGCCCTGAGTGCCCTGTTCGACACCATGGCCCAGCTGGGCCGCACTGCAGCCCCGTTGATCGGTCAGGCCCTGTCTGCCCTCGGCCCTGTTCTGACCCAGCTCGGCCCGCCCGCTCAGCTCTTGATCAAATCCTTGGGCAGTGCCTTGCAGCCTGTGATCAAGGCGCTCGGTCCGGTCCTGAGTGAAGCGGCTGGCGCCGTGGCTGCCCTGGTCACCGCCGCCGCCCCGCTTCTGCCGGTCGTCGGTGAACTCGCGGCCTCGCTGCTGCCCGCCCTTCAGCCCCTCCTCGCCGCCGCGACGCGCATTTTCACCTCGCTTGCCCCTGTTGTCCAACAAGTCGCGGATGTCCTAGGCCCCACCCTGCAGCCCATCGTCGAGGGGCTGAGCGAGGTCCTGGTCCAGCTCGTCACGCAGGGGGCCGCCCAGTTCCTCACCATGCTGCGCCAACTTCTGCCTGTCGTACCGCAGTTGACGCCCGTTCTCCTGCAACTGGGCGAATCCGTAGGGCAGATCCTGACGCAGCTGGCACCCCTGCTGCCCAAGATCACCTTGCTCGGGGCTCAGCTCGTCAGCCAGCTGCTGCCCGCGATCCTCCCCTTGATTCCGCCGCTGGCCCAGTTCGCGTCCATCCTCATCCGGCTCGCGACGGGCGTGATCACGAACGTCGTGATCCCGGCCCTGTCCGGACTGATCGACTTCGTGACCGGGATGCGGGAGAAGCTGCAGCCCGCGATCGATGCCGTGACCTTCGTGACGGAGGCCATCGCCACCGCCTTCACGTGGCTGTTCAACCTGCTCGTCGGCCACTCGATCATCCCCGACATGGTCAACGGGATCATCTCGTGGATCTCCAGCCTGCCCGGCGGCATCGCAGGCGCCATCACCTCGTTCGTGGCGGCGATCGCCTCCGGCGCACAGCAGGCCCTGGCGGTCTTCCTGGCCCTGCCGGGGCAGGCCGCGGGCGCCCTGGCCTCGCTGCCCGGACTGCTGGCCAGCGCGGCCACCTCGGCGGGGCGGGCGCTGCTGGGCGCGCTGCAGTCCGCCGGCAGCCAGGCCGTGGGCGTCGTACGGCAGATTCCCGGCATGGCGGCCGCCGCCCTGGGCGGGCTGGGCGGCGTCCTGGCCTCCGCGGGCGCGAGCCTGATCTCCGGCTTCATCTCCGGCATCCAGTCGAAGATCGGCGCAGTCCAGTCCACGCTGAGTAGCCTGACCAGCAAGCTGCCCGGCTGGAAGGGGCCGGCGAAGAAGGACGCGCGGATCCTCACCCCCGCCGGACGCCTGCTGATCGAAGGCTTCATCCGCGGCATCGACGGCACCACCGCCAAGCTGCGCTCCCGCCTGGAGTCCATCACCAAGGCGCTGCCCGCCAACGTGAAGTCGGGGTACGGCAAGTCGCTGAAGAAGGCGACCGCCGAGCTGTCCCGGCTGGTCACCCAACGCGACAGGGTGATCAAGAGCCTCGCGGCCGCGGAGAAGCGGCTGAAGTCCCTGGCCAAGGAGCGGGACGCCAACGCGAAGAAGATCCGCGAGGGCATCCTGTCCGAGGCCGACATCACCAAGTCCGTCACCGGCGGCCCGACCACGGCGCGGTCCATCACCGACCAGCTGCGCGCGCAGCTCAAAGCGGTGCAGGACTTCGCCGGGCAGATCACCCGGCTGCGCAAGCGGGGCCTGCGCGCCGACCTCCTGGACCAGCTCGGCCAGGCCGGTGTCGAGCAGGGCGGGGCAGCGGCCGCCGCGCTGTCGGGCGCTTCCGACGCCCAGCTGCGGGAGATCAACAAGCTGCAGAAGCAGCTGTCGGCCGCGGCGTCCAAGACCGGCAACACGGTCGCCGACGCCATGTACGACTCCGGGGTGCAGGCCGCCAAGGGCCTGGTCGCCGGGCTGAAGAAGCAGAAGAAGCAGATCGAGCAGACCATGATCTCGATCGCGAAGAGCATGCAGAAAGCTCTGCGCGCAGCCCTCGGGATCAACAGCCCCGCACGCAAGCTGATCCCCGACGGGATCAACACCGTGCGCGGCCTGCTCGTCGGCGTCGACCGCGAGCGCCCCCGCCTGCTGGACGCCATGGCCTCCCTGGTCGCCATCCCCAACGCCCCGGCCCTGTCCGGATCTCTCGGGGTGGCCGCCGCCGACGGGGCCGGTCTGGCCGGGCAGAGGCTGCGCCTCGCCGTACGCGACCGGGAGTTCGACGCGTACCTCGAGGAAGTGGCCGACGGGCGGGTCAGCAACGCCGTGACCACCGTACGGCGCCGCACTCGCGCCGGGAAGAAGGGATGAACCAGCCGTGCCGATGATCGTTGATCCGTCCGCGTCTCCGGTGACACCGCCTGAGACGGTCGTGTCCCCGGACGGCTGGTTCACGGCAGTCGTCGACGCACCGTGGGCCGGGGTGGTGCTGGCCGTCAACTACACGGCCAGCACACCCCTGGCCGGGGCCGCCGATGTCCGCAAGGTCCTGGTCACCCGCCAGGACCCCGGCGCGAGCGGGCCGGTCCCCGTCCGGTCCGCCGACCTGGCCTGGGCCGTGGGCGGGGTCGGCGCCGCCTACGACCACGAGGCGCCGCTCGGCGTCGGCGTCATCTACACCGCACGCCCGCTGTACGCCGACGGCACCTGGGGGCCCGCCTCGTCGCTGTCGGTGTCCGTGCCTGAACCAGCGCTGCCGGCGGACGTGTGGATCAAGAGCATCGACGAGCCGGGAATCTCCGCCCGGCTCGTCGTCCGCTCCTGGCCCGCCCTGACCTGGGGCGCGAGCATCGACGTCTCCCAAGTGGAGGGCAGTTCCTACCCGAGCACCTCCCAAGGGCCCTACACCGCCAGCTCGTCCGACATCGTCATCGACGCCGACGGCGAGACCATCGAGTCGCTGAAGGTGCTGCTCACCACGCCGGGAGTGCGGCTCATCCAGACCGGGCCCGGCAACCACCGGCCCGATCAGTACGTCCTGTTCAGCGACGTCGAGCAGGCCGTGGACGGGCGACCCGGGGAGTCCCGCTCGTACGCCGCGTCACTGATCGAGGTCGCCCGCCCGGGCACCGCCGACCAGCCCCTGCGGCTGCCCGGATGGTCCTACGACACGCTAGCCGGGGCATACGCGAGCTACGACGCCGTCGAGGCCGCCTACTCCTCGTTCACGTCGCTGGCCACGAACGGGGCGGCCTAGATGCTGCCGATCAGCGCTCAGGTGCTGGCCGCCCTGCCGCAGGCGATCGGCCGACCGTGCCGGGCCGACTGGTCCAACGACGGCGGCCAGACCTGGACCCCTTGCAGCATCGCGGCGGGATCGGCGTCGGTGTCGGGGGACCGTACCGCGGAGGTCCGCTACTCGGCCTCGGCCGAGCTGACCGGAGTGGCCGCCGGACGCAACGGCATCAACGCCATCGCCACCAACGTCCGCCTATGGCAGGGCGTGCAACTGCCGCGTGCGGACCCCGTGTGGTTCCCCGCCGGCCGCTACACCGTCGGCCGCACCAGCCTCACCCGCACCAACGCGGTCGCGGTTGAACTGGACGGCCTCGAGGAGGAGCTGCGGGCCGCCTCCTTCCCCACCGCGCGGACCGTCGGCCCGGGCACCGCCCGGGAACTGGTGGAAGCCCTCGTCGCCGAGGCACTGCCGGGAATCCCCGTGGCCTGGCGGTCCGGGATCAAGGCCGACACCCTGATCCCCCAAGTCGCCGCGACGGAGGACCGGTGGGCTGTGCTGTCCGGCGGAACGGACAGCACCGGAACGGGTACGGGCATCGCGGCCGCGCTGGCCGGTGAAATCTGGGTGGACGCCCGCGGTGTCGTCAGCGTGGGCCCCGTACCCACGCTGGACGATCCGGTCGTCTGGTCGATCGCCCGCGGAGAAGGCGGCGCACTCATCGAACCAGCGGCCGAACAGACCAGCGAGGGCCTGGCCAACGTCTGGGCGGTCTCCGGCGACGGCGGAGACGGCTCACCCGTGATCGGGCCCGCCTACGCCTGGGACGCCGACCCCAACTCCCTGAGCTACGCAGGCCCCGACCCCGTCAACGACCCGCTCGCCCCTCAGCGACTGGGACTGTACGGGGTGCGGCTGCGCGTGCAGCGCGTCGCCTCCGCCGTGGTCACCACCTTCAACCAGGCCAGCGACATGGCCAGAGCCAACCTCGCCAACTCCCTCGGCGTGCAGGCCTCGTTGTCGCTGACCGCCGTGTGCAACCCGGCGCTCGAACCGGGAGACCTGGTGGAAGTCGAGACCGAGGCCGGCGTGTGGGAGCCGCACATCATCGACTCCCTCAGCTACACCCTGGGCGCATCGTCCATGTCCTGCACGACCCGTACGACGACAAGGAGGCTGTCATGAGCGATCCGGCGGACCTCCTCGGCGGACTCCTCGCCCGGGCCCAGGCCAGCGGCGGGGGCGGCAGCGAAGTGGTGTCGGCTCAGGTCGCGGACGTCACCGAGTCCGGCCGCGTCAACCTGCAGCTCGGCAACGGCGATCTGCTGCTCGAAGTGGCCTGCCCTGACTCCTACCGCAGCCGGGCGGCCGGGGACTGGGTGGCGGTGAGGATGTCCGCGCGGCCGGTGGTGCTGTGGCGGCTCGGCCCGGACCCGGACGACACCGAGACCACGGTCATCGAGGAGATTGCCACCCAGGCCGCCATCGACACCCAGGTCGTCCGCGCAGCGACGTACGGCACCGGCGCCCCGTCCGGATCCGGCTGGCAGCAGGCGAGCGAGGTCCACGTCCGCAAGGTCGACGGGAAGCTCGAGGTCTACTTCAAGGTCGCTTCCATCGCCGACCCGTCGCCGGGCACGCCGGATGTTCCCGCCCCGAGGCCGGTCACCATCTCGCCGACCGACTCCGGATCCTGGCGGAACGGCAAACCCGACGAATACGCCGCCAGCCCCACGCAGGGCGACTGGACCGGCCGAGGCAACAGGCGGGGTGCCTGGTTCTACGGGTCGGCAATCCAGAACGCGTGCGCCGGTAAGACCGTCGCCAGCATGAAGGTCAGCTTCTCGCGCAAGACCGGCGCCGGCGTCAACGCCAAAAGACCACTCCACCTGTACCTGCACGACCACTCCAGCCCGCCGTCCGGGCAGCTGGATCTGGACGCCGGCCCGGAAGAGCTGCTGAGCCTCAGCGTCGGTGCCACCGGCACCGCCACCCTCCCCGCCTCCTGGCGCTCGCAGCTGGCCTCAGGCGCGGCGAAGGGTCTGGCCATCTACTCCAACGGCTCGCGCGACTACATGGCCGTCACCGGCGGCCGCATCAACATCACCTTCTCCGCATAGGGAGACCCCGCCTTGCCCGACATCGGATACGCACAGCTCCCCGTTCCCTCAGGGGGAGACGGCCCCGCCATCGTCAGCGGACTCGCTGATCTGGCCACCGCCCTCGACCCGCACCTCGTCCAGCACGTCACCGACCTCGCCGACCGCAATGCCACCCTCGCCTCCGCACCGCAGCACACCATGGCGGTCGCCACCGACGGCACCACCTGGATCAAGACCGACAGCGGCAGCAACACATGGGTCACGGTGTGGGAACCGCTCCCCGTCTGGCAGAACGTCACCCTCGCCTCCGGCTACCAGGTGTCCGGCGGCTACACCCCACAGGCCCGCCTCATCGGCAGCCGGGTCAGTCTGCGCGGCCGGATCGAGCGCACGGACGGGCAGGTCATCCCCACCAACGGCGTGAAGGTCGGCACCGTACCCACCGCGTGCATCCCGCAGGAGCAGGTGGGCGCGTACGCGGGGACATGCTCGCTGGCGGGCGACGTCGTCATCGGCGTCGGAAAGCTGGAGGTTCTCGAGGTCGACACCTCCTCAACGCTCGGCGACGCCGGCGACATCACCTGGTGGTCCCAGGACGGACCGACCGCAGCAGGCACTCCGTGGATCGCCATCAACGGCGACTACTGGACCGACTGAGAGGACGGCATGACGCAGTACACCTTCGGCGGCAGCCCGGCCGACGTCCTCACCGACGCTGCCGGAAACGTGGTCACCAACTTCCAGGTCCTCGTCTACCGGGCGGGCACCAACGAACTCGTGTCCGCCCTCTACGAGATGGACGGCACCACACCGATCGCCGAGCTCCGCAGCAACGGCACAGGGTCCGACACCCCGGGCGCAATCCGCGCCTTCAAAGCGGACGATGTCACCGCGATCGAGTACGCCTACAACGGACCCAGCGGCCTGGTCCGCTGGTACCAGGCCGCCCGCGAACTCGCTCAGGAGGCGGCAAGCGCGGCCGCGAACTCGCTGTCCAAGGCGGACGGCGGGGTCGTCCAGGGCGCGACCACGTTCGAGGCCGGCCTGAGCGTCGAGGACGGGCTCACCGTCACCGGCGGCGCCACCGTCGACGGTCTGGACGTCGAGGGCGACCTCGCCGTCGAGGGAACGTTCACCCCGGAGAACCTGCAGCTGTCGGGTATGCGGATCTACAACCCGCGCGTGTACGGGGCCCTCGGCAACGGCACGGGCAACGATTCCCCGTTCATTCAGGAAGCGCTCGACGACGCGTTCGCGGCAGGCGGCGGCTGGGTCATCGTTCCCTCCGGCACCTACATGATCGGCTCGATACTGCGGATCTTCCGCAACACGAGGCTGACCCTCATGCCGGGCGCGGAGTTCCGACGGAACTACGCCGGGACGATGCTCCTCAACGGCACCTCCGACCAGGACTTCGGCGGCTACACCGGCCACGGCAACATCCTGATCGAGGGCGGCCTGTGGAACATGCGCGGCACCACGGCCGGGCTGACGGCGAGCGCGATGTGCATCTCCATCGGGCACGCCCGTGGCGTGACCATCAGCGACGTCGTGATCCAGGACGTGAGCGGCTACCACGCGATCGAACTCAACTCGACGAAGAACGCGACACTCGAGCGCTGCAGGTTTTTGGGCTATGTCGACCCCGGCGGCCGCGACTTCAGCGAGGCCGTGCAAGTCGACCTGTCCAAAAGCTCAGGCGTGTTCGGCGGGTTCGGGCCGTACGACAACACCGTCTGCGAGGACGTCACGATCCGCGACTGCTACGTGGGCGCGTCCGGCACCGCGGGCACGACCGCGTGGCCGCGCGGGATCGGCTCGCACTCGGCGACCGTCGACGTCGCGCACCGCCGGATCAAGATCGAGGGCAACACCTTCGAGGGCTGCCTGCAGTACGGCGTCGTCGCCTACGCGTACAACGACTCCACCATCGCGGGCAACACGATGAAGAGCTGTGGGGCGGGGATCCGCTGCCGGTCGATCATCAGCGCCGACGCCGCCGACTCCACGAACACCAGCGGTGTGGTCACCAACGCCTCGCAGGTGATGGAGAACCTGACGATCGACCGGAACATCATCACGGACTGCACCGGCTTCGACGACCCGATCCTGCTCTTCGGCGAGACGACCGGGCGGATCACCGGGGTCACGATCACGGGCAACACGATCGACGGCGCGGACGACGGCGAGAACGGCATCCGCCTCTACTACGTGTCCGACTACACCGTGTCGGGCAACACCGTCCGCGACACCGGCGGCACCGGCATCAGCCAGGAGCAGGTCATCGGCGGCGTGGTCGGCCCGAACCGGGTCTACGCACCGGCCGGGTCGGGCATCTCGTGTGACACCGGCACGGGCATCTCGATCGCCGTGAACCAGATCCGGGATGCCGGGGTGAACGGGGTTCACGTCATCGGCGGCTCCGACATCCAGGTGCAGAACAACTACGTGAAGGGGGCCTCCCGGGCAGCGTCCGGGTCGTGGGGTATCCGCTGCTCGACCTCCGCCGACGGGCTGCTGATCACCGGCAACAAGATCCGCAAGTACGGCAGCGGCAATGAGGTCGCCGCCGGGATCGGCATCACCTCGACGTGCACGAACGTCAAGCGGCACGGCAACGACCTGCTCGACACGGGGCTGGACGACCAGTCCACAGGCAACGAGCCCAGCCCGTTCGACGCGGCCGGCGCCCTCGAGCTTCTCGTGCGCCCGTCCGGCCGGTACGAGACGAACCCCCGGCTGCGGTGCGGGACGACGTCGACACCAACGTCGGGCACCTTGTACCTGGTACCGATCTGGCTGCCTCAAGGCCTGGTCGTCTCGAACCTCTCGTTCGTGTCCGGGGGCACTGCGATGGCGACGCCGACGAACTGGTGGTTCACCTTGCACAACCGGTCGAAGGTCGCGCTCGCCCGCACAGCCGACCAGCTGACGGCCGCCTGGGCCGCCAACACGGTCAAGACGTTGGCTATCGCGCAGGCCACGGCCGGGGCCGCATCCTCGTACACGACGACGTACGGCGGACTGCACTACCTCGGCGTCATGATCAAGGCCACGACAGTGCCGAACCTCGTGTCCGAGGGCTCGGTGGCCGACGTCCTCGCGTCCGTGTCGCCGGGATTCGGCGGCACCGACACCGGCCAGACGACCCCACCCACCGTCACGGCCGGAGCCTTCACGGCGGGCAGTTTCGGTGCTGGCAGCGGCATCCTGCTGCACGGCTACACCACCTGACCCCACCCCTCTCCCCGCAGCCCCGCGCCCTCGGCCGGGGTCTTCGTCATGTCAGGAGTCCTTCATGTCCCATCCATCGACCATGGAGCTCGCCCAGTACGCGTATGCGGCGTACGGCGCGTCCACCAACAACCGCACCCACGACGACCGGTCGATGCCCGACTGGGACGACCTCGGCGACCGGGTCCAGCAGGCGTGGATCGCGGCGGCCGCCGCCGTCGCCCAGGCCGTTATCGAGCACCCCGCGGAGAAGGCGGTGCGCAACGAGCAGCCTGCACCCCAGCGGCCGAGCATCGGGCGCATCGTCCACTACACGCTCAGCTCGCAGGACGCCGCGCAGATCAACCGGCTCCGCCAGGACTACCAGCACAACGCCCGGCCCCAGGGGACTGGCTTCGTCGGGCACGTCGGCAACCACGCCCAGGAGGGCGACGTCTACCCCGCGATGATCGTGCGGGTCTTCGATCCCCGCTCGACGACGGCCAACCTGAAGGTCGAGCTGGACGGCACCGACGTGTTCTGGGCGACCTCGCGTCAGCTGGGTGACGGGCCGTCGTACTGGGCCTGGTCGGGGCGTGTGTGATGGCCAAGCCCGCGAGTGCCGCGGCGTTCCTCGCCGCGCTGAGAGCCGAAGGTGTCGACGTCGTCGAGGAAGACGGCTGGAAGACCCACAACCGCAACCACGTCGGCCCGTGGGGGCCTGTCCACGGGGTGATGATCCACCACACTGTCACCTCCGGCAGCGCCAAGACTGTGCGGATCTGCCGCGACGGCTACTCGGGCCTGCCCGGGCCGCTGTGCCAGGGCGTCATCACCAAGGCCGGGCGCGTGCACCTGGTCGGGTACGGCCGGTGCAACCACGCCGGGTCCGGAGATGACGACGTCCTGAAGGCGGTCATCGCGGAGAAGGCGACGCTGCCGCCGCCCAACGAGACCAACACCGACGGCAACCGCCACTTCTACGGGTTCGAGTGCGAGAACCTCGGGGACGGCGAGGACCCTTGGCCCGACGAGCAGGCCGAGGCCATCGTCCGCGTCGGCGCGGCGCTGTGCCGGTATCACGGGTGGACGGTCCGCAGCGTCATCCGCCATCTCGAGTGGCAGTACGGGAAGGTCGACCCGCGCGGCCTGGACTGGTCCGACGTCGAGGCGCGCATCACGGAGCGGCTGAAGCACAAGGCGTCTTGGAACCCGGGCGGGACGCGCGAGTACGCGGTCCGCTCGGGGGACACGCTGTGGTCGATCGCGAAGCAGCAGCTCGGCAACGGCTCCCGGTACACGGAGATCGTCGACCTGAACGGGCTGAAGAGCGATGTCCTGACGCCCGGGCAGAAGCTGAAGCTGCCGGCGAAGTGAGGTGGCTGGCCCAGCGGCTGGTGTGTCCGGGCTGCTGCTACGTGCGGTGGTCGCCCGGGCACCTGCTCCGCGTCCTGCTCGGCATCTGCCGCCTGTAGGGCGCCGAGACCCCTTAACTTGCGGCGCGATTTCTTCACGCGCCTCGTTCCACCCCAGGTCAGAGGCAGTCTCGCGCCTGGACTGACGAGAGGAACCACATGACGAACAGTGCCTTCTGGAAAGCCACCTTCGAGCGGATGGTCCGCACCTTCGCCCAGGCGGTCCTCGCGCTCCTGGGCGGCGACGGCCTCGGTCTGATCGACGTCGACTGGGGACAGGCGTTCTCGATCGGCGGCCTGGCGGCCGTGGCCGCGCTGCTCACCGCGATCGTCGCGAGCGGCGGTAGCACGACCGGGCCCGGGCTGACGGAGACCGCCGTCACCGCACGCAGCCCGCGCCCCCTTCCGTAAGGAGCGTGACCCTTGGACGCCACCACCATCGGCAGCCTGCTCGTGGGCGTGGGAGCGGTCGTCGGCGGCCTGGTGGCGTACCTGGGGAAGAGGGGCGAGAACGCGCTCACCGGCTACAGCAGCCTGACCAACGACCTGCAGGAAGAGCGGGATCGGCTCGACAAGAAGGTGGGCGAGCTGACCACCACCATCGGCACGATGAGCACCACGATCAACACGATGGCCAACACTGCTGCCGAGCAGTCCGCGGTGCTTGCTGCCGACCAGGCGGAGATCGCCAGGCTGCGTGATCTCGTCATCCACCATGGAGGCCACCCGTGACCCGCACCGAGCATGCCCTCGCACGGCGCTGGCGGCCGATTGCCGTGCTGTTCTGGCTGGTAGCCCTCTCTGGTGCGGTCGTCATCATGTGGGGGCGTATGGAGGCCGAGACCAAGCGTGCCGATCAGCTCGCGGTGGAAGCGGCTGCCGAGGCGGATCGGCGGGGCGAGGCTGTCTCCATTCTGGCGTCGGACGTACGCCAGTTGCGTACCCAGGTGAAGGGCGAGGGCGAGGTGCCTGTGGCTCCGGATCCGTCTGAGGCCGTGGATGATCTGCCTGCCCGGGCTGAGGTTCCGGTTCCGATTCCTGGGCCGAGCGGGGCTCCGGGCGAGCCGGGTGCGCGGGGCCGTCCTGGGTCGCCGGGGCCGTCTGGTCCGCCCGGCCAGGACGGCGCGGATGGGAGTGCTGGCGAGGACGGTACGGCGGGCGAGACCGGACCTGAGGGGCCGGCCGGTCCAGCGGGGCCGGCCGGGCCGTCCGGCCCTCAGGGGGATCCGGGTCCGGCGGGCGCGCAGGGTGAGAAGGGCGACCGGGGCGAGCGTGGTCCGGCGGGTCCTGACTGCCCGGATGGGTACAGCCTGCAGGTGCCGTCGTGGGATCCGGATGCTCTCGTGTGCCGTCGTACGACCGCCCCGCCCGATGACGGTGGTGGTGAGCCCTCGAGTCCGCTGGCGGCTGGCCTCGATCCCACCCGCCGTCAGTATCCGTAACCCCCACCCAGCCGGGTTCCGGCGGCCCTCGTTCTCCTTCGGGAGGGCGAGGGCCGCTGGTGCGTTTACGGATCTACTTGCCGAGCCGTTCCCGAGCCTGATCCAAGCGGGCGCGCAGCAGGTCGGCGTTGACTTCCTGCAGGCCGCCCCGCGTCAGCTTGTAGACCCAGGGCCCCGGGATGACGGCGAGGGGGACCAGCTGGTCGTAGAGCTCCCGGAAGTGGGCGATGCGCTGCCGGGTGGGGGTGTTGTTGTCCGTGAAGACGAGGTATCTCGCCGAGTGGTCGAGGATCGCCTGAAGCTCGAGCAGGTTACTCAGGATGGCCTTGTCCGCGCCCACACATATGCGTCCGGCTGCGCTGGCATCTGCGATCCAGCGCTCGTCGAGGACGGTCTCAGCGGGGGCGACTCCGTAGAGGTCGCCGATGGTCTGGACGTCTGAGCACAGTTCCCGTGCAGCTTCGGCGAACCGCTTGGCGTTCGTGCTCCGGTCCAGGAACAGACGCAGTCCCCCCGCTGTGGTCATGCAGCCTCGCGTTCGATCCGTTCCTGCACTTCGGCGACCTGGTCCTCGGGGAGTCCGTAGTCGTCAGCGACGTCAGAGACGGGCTCGCCGGCGCGCAGGTCGTCTGCCACGACATACAGGGGGGTGCCGGTCTGGGTGAAGAACGGACGGCCAAAGTTCACCCCCGGCAGCACGGTGATCTGCGCTACCTCGTATCCGGGAAGGTCGATCTTCCGGGCGTACTGGCTGCCGGTCTCGTCGTAGTCGATCCGGGTCAGGTAGCTCTCGATGGCCTCGCGGAAGACATACTGCCCGTCCTTCAAGACGATCAGCTTCCGGGTTTCCCTCTTGTCCTCGCCGCCTAGATCGTCACCGATCTCGTACAGCAGCTGCGCGCCCAGCACGTAGAGCCGGCGGGAGGCGAGGGCGTGCTCGACACCGATCTGTTCGCGCACCATCTCGAGCGCTGGCCGGATCTTCTGCAGGGGCACGTTCGCACGCCGCAGCGCGGACAGGAACATTCCCTCGGCCAGGCCGATGAACGGGATCGAAGGATGCGGCGAGTGCGGTGAGCCCAGATAGGTGATCAGCGGAGAGCCGACAACCTCGGGCCGGTCGGGGAAGGTGTTGCGGTAGCCCCGGGCCCAGTTTCGGAACGTGGACGAGGCCATGTCCAGGTAGCCTGCGGCCTCGGCCTGGGTGTACAGGGGAACGCTGAAGCGTACGTCGTCACTCCTGTCAGCCACGGCCACCACCTCCGCCCCCAGTCTTACAGCCGCAAGGGCAGGACGATACACAGCCCTGTCCCCGAGCACAGGGTGAATCACGATCGGGTGACAAGCGAACAGTCAGAGCGGATACGCCTCGGCCCTCGCTCTCCTCCGGGAGGGCGAGGGCCGTTTCGTCATGTCCGGGCCTGGCGTTGTGGTCGGTGACCGCGTGGGTGAGCAGAGGAGATGCTGATGTCCTTCCGCCCATATCCGAACGCCGATCGTGCGCTTCGCCAGGTTCGTCGGGCCGGTGGGTCCTCGAGCGGTGGGCAGCTGACGGTGGTGGTGCCATTCGCGAGGAGTCTGGCTGTGCTGCGGCGCCCGGTGTCGAGGGCTGGGGTGGTGGCGGCGTTCCCGGTCGGGAGCCGGGAGATGTCTAGGCGGCCTCGGTGAACGTGGTGCGTCGTTCGACTGCGTCGGCGATGGCCCAGGCGGTGACGAGACGCTCGTACTCGGCGCGTTCGTGGGGTCGGAGGTAGCCGCCGGCGCCGAGCATGAGGGTGCGGATCCGGTTGTTGAGGTCGGCCGCAGACCGCACGGAACCACGGCACGAGAGGTCGGTGGGCATGCGGCAAGCGTACGAGCCCGGGCCGACATCGGGCACGACGAAATCCATCCGCCCTCTTGCGCGCAATCCGTGGTGCCCGAGCAGGATGAGCAATCCGGTGCAATCGCCGGGCGCGTCTGAGCCATCACGCGCATTCTGGATCTCCAACCACCGCAGATGGAGAGCGACATGACGCTTCGGTTCATCGGCACGACCAGCGACGACGGCGACTGCCCCACCCTGTACGAGATCGAGGGCACTCAGGAGATCCTCGTCCAGGGCGACCGCGAGACCGACCCAGCTCACCTGGCCGCGCTGCGCGACGTGAAGGAGTCCGAGACCTTCGTTCGCGTCCCACGCACCCTGCTCACCCGCTTCGCACCGCGCGAGGATCCCCCTGAGCTGCAGCCATTCGCTTCGATCTCTCATCTGTTCCGGGAGTTCCGCCACACGGCGTGGCGGCTGGAGACTCGTCGCGGCTACGCCTCCGACCGCAAGTCGCCGCTGTGGCCGCGGTTCCTGGGTGGGGAGGACATCACGCAGGAGCCAGCCAACGCGTGGCGGTTGAACGTCGAGGAGCAGACCGCACAGGGTAAGCGATTCGGGCGCGTCCGCCTGGTCGACGAGCCCGCTACCGATGCGCAGCGGTTCCTGCTGACCCGGGCGCCGAGCAACGTGGCGGCCGGGGAAGACATCCGGTACCTGACCCGCGCCCAGGCGGAGGAGCTGCGGCTGCCGGACTACGACTTCTGGCTCTTCGACTCCAAGATCCTGGCCCGGTTCGCGTTCGACGAGGAGGACACCACGCTCGGGGTGTACGTCACCGAAGACCCGGCCGAGGTCCTGGCCGCGTGCCAGGTCCGCGATGCCGCGTGGCATCACGCCGTACGTACCGAAGAGTTCTCCAGGCGGGTACGTTCCACCATGTGACGACCGACTTCGAAACGGCTCGGCAGGCCCTCGGTGTGCGTCTGCGCGAGTTGCGCCTCGAGGCCGGCCTCGAGGGCAAAGACCTGGCAGTCAGGGTCGGCTGGCCGCCGTCGAAGGTGTCCCGGCTGCAGAACGGGAAGCAGACGGCGACCCGCGAGGACCTGACCGCCTGGGCGCATGCGGTCGACCGGCCGGATGTCGAGGGCGAACTGCACGGCCTGCTGGCCGCATTGCATATGAAGCAGCCGCGGCGATCGTGGCGGCGGCAGCTGGCCGGCGGTCACCGCGGCCGCCAGGAGATCGCCGTCCAGCAGACCGACGCCACGAAGACCATCCGCGGACTGGAGGTGTCCCGGGTCCCGGGGCTGTTCCAGACCCAGGAATACGCCCGAGCCATCTTCGAAGCCAACGCCGAGTTCCGCAGCATCCCGCCGACGACGGAGGACGCGGTTGAGGCCCGCATGCGCCGCCAGGAGGCGCTGTACGACCCGGGTAAGACGTTCCGCTTCCTCCTGTGCGAGGCCGCGCTGTACCACCGCTCGTGCCCGGTCGACGTGATGGCCGAGCAATTGGACCGGCTGTACGGGCTCGTCGGCCAACGTCGTGTGGAGCTCGGCATCCTGCCCTTCGGGACCCAGATGCGGCGTACCGCGCCGCACGCCTTCTGGATCTACGACCGCCGGTTGGTCATCGTCGAGACGATCAGCGAGGAACTGTGGCTCACGGGGGACGAGGACATCGAGCTGTACGAACGGGCGTGGGACTGGCTCGCTGAGTCCGCGGAGTACGGAGCGCCGGCGCGGCGTCTGATCGGCCGGGCGCGGGCCTCTCTGGACCTGGGGTAGGGCAATCCGAGCAAGCCGCGTAGCGAGATGCGCAATTGCGCGCAATCGGCGCGCGGCCCTGCAATCCCTCCGCCTACGGTCCTGGGTCATGGCCGGACAAACTCTTATGCAGCGGCGGGCAGGCCAGGAGTGGCTCCTGTCTTGCACGGATCGTCCCACCGCCGTACAGCGCGCGTGGAGCGGCGAAGAGCTGGCCCCGTTCCCCACGGGCGAGCACTGGCGGGTGGCGCAGGCTCCGCTCTTGCGGTCTGTGACCGCGATGCGGCGCATCGGGCCGGAGCGCCTCGGCCCTGTCCTCGCTGATGTCGACACGGACCAGGCCTGGTGGCTCCTCCCGGCGGATGTGGGTGACGAGTTGGACGACGTTCGGCAGGTAACCGTTCGTCCACCCGGCTGGGTCCTGGAGTGTCCGCCCGTCCTGTACCACCTCAGTGGCCGGATATGGCTGGAACGCCCGGACGGGTCCGGCCGGCTGACCGATCCCGTACTGCTCGGAGCCGCGTTCGGCCCGGGCGGCCGACTCCCAGCGGAGGCCTTCGGATGAAGCAGCAGACGACCGCAGAACCGCCCGTCACCCTGCCGGACCCGACGCGCCCGCCGCGGCCCGCACCGGGGTGCGACGTGTGCTCGGCGCTCGACAAGCAGCGGGCTGCTGCCGAGGGCAGGGGTGACGTGAAGAAGGCCACGACTTGCGAGGTGGAGATCCGCCGTCACCCCCACCCTGGCGGGAGGAAGACGTGAGCGTTCGGTGGGAGTGGAGGGACACCGGCAGCGGCCCCGGGGCCATGCAGCGCGTGTCAGGGGACCTCGAGTTCAGCCGCACGCGGGAGGCGTACCGGGCGTACGCCGATCACGGCGCGGAGTGCCGGGTCTGCACGCATGACGCGAGCCAGTGCACCGAGGCAGAGCAGCTTTGGCAGGCGTACAAGGGGTGCACCCGATAGACCTCGGCTGCCGGTTGCCCCCGTGCCGGCACCGGGAAGGAGTGGCCGTCCGTTCGTCGGGTTCGGGCGGCCGCTCACTTCACCAGATCAGACAGCGAGACGCCGATGGCGCGCGCGATCCCGTTGAGGATGTCCAGGGAGGGGTTCGCGCGGCCGGCTTCGATGTCCTGGTAGTAGCTGCGGTTCAGCGGGACTGCCAGGTACACGGCGTCCTGGGTCATGTTGTGGTGCATGCGGGCTTGTTGGATGCATCTGCCGACGCGCTCGCGTTGCTGGAGCAGCCATGGGTCGTCGGGCAGGTTGCTGAGCACTCGACACACGCTCTGAGCTGCGGGATCATATGTCAGCCTGGTGTCACCAGGCTTTTTTAGATCTTGACCAGCGTGAACAGCAGCTTTCGGGGCATGCGGGATCAACGGCGTGAAGATCCAACCGCCCGCGAACAGCCCAGCCCTGCGGCGCCACGGCGTGTGTCGCAGGGCAATACGGGCTGCCGTCAATAGAACATGTGTTCACACGAACGGGTGAATGACGCGGACATAGAAAGCGCGTTAGACATAGAGCC